GGCACAATTGATTGGTGGTCAACTCAGAAAGAAGCACAGGCAGAAGCCTTCATGGAAGCAGGCCGTGTGTCTCTGGATCAGGCCTTGGATAGCCTTTACAAATTGGCCTGGCAACACAAGTTTATCTGGGCCAATGGACCCACCTATGACATGAACATTTTGGAACATGCCTACAAGAGCTACAGTAAACCGTTGCCTTGGCAGTTTTACAATGTGCGTGATGCCAGAACCATTTACAGTTTATGGCCCGAGCTACCCCGTCCTGCTACCAGTCATCATGCTCTTGAAGACTGCCGTAGACAGATTGACATGTTGCAGGCCACTTTCAAACATCTAAAGGTCAAGGAAATCAGATGATCATTGGAGTGTGCGGTTTTATTGGGTCAGGCAAAGATACCATTGCTGACTATTTGGTTGGGTTTCACGGATATCGCAGAGATAGTTTTGCTGGCACACTCAAAGATGCTGTAGCGGCTGTGTTTGGGTGGGACCGAGAGTTACTGGAAGGACGCACACCAGAAGCCCGTGCTTGGAGAGAACAGGTGGATGCGTGGTGGGCAAAGCGGTTAAACATGCCCAACTTAACCCCACGTTGGGTATTACAGCATTGGGGCACCGAAGTTTGCCGCAAGGCATTCCATGACGACGTCTGGATTGCTGCCTTGGAAGCACGTCTAAGCCGTCGTAGCGATAATACTGTTATCAGCGATGTGCGTTTTCCTAACGAAATTGCAAGCATTCGTCGTGCTGGCGGCAAAATTGTCTGGGTCAAACGTGGCATACTGCCATATTGGTATGATTCAGCAGTGTCGGCCAATCAACAGGTGCAAAGTGCTACAGCATACTTACTGGCACAGGGTGTACATATCAGCGAAACTGCTTGGGTTGGTACTCAATTTGACTATGAAATTGACAACAATGGTACCATGGATCACCTGTACTCACAGATCACAGGTCTGGTTCAAGATCTCCCGGTTTCCACGGCAAATCAGTCTTAGCAACTTCTATTATACAATTCTGGCACACAGTTTTTAGATTACGCAAGGCACTGTTGTTCATGTTTCCGTCCACATGATACACCATCAACTGTGCTGAATATTTGGAACGGAACCCACAACGATCGCACAAAGTTTTTTTCTTGTAGCCGGCTTTTTTCCATCTGGCCTCGGGGATTTTTATTTTTTTATTTCGTCTGATGCAATAATCACATCTGCTACGATAGTAGACTTGATTGTTTTTGTAGCAATTGATGGCACAAAATCGTTGATTACAAGCCTGGCATAATGGTCTCATTGTTGAGTATTTAACATAAACCTTACAGTAAGGGCGCTAAATGTGAGTGCTTTTTGCCTTTTTCAATAAATATCTATAATTAGAAAAAAAGGATTTACTATGGCACTTACATCACCAGGCGTAGAAATTACCATTATTGACGAAAGTCAATATATTCCAGCTGCTACAAATTCAGTTCCTTATATTTTATTGGCCACTGCAGAAAACAAAGTAAGTGGTGCAGGAGTAGGTGTTGCTGCCGGAACATTGCAAGTAAATGCAAATAGAATATATTTGATCTCCAGTCAACGAGATCTCAGCGCCACATTTGGTGTTCCGTTCTTCTACAAAACCACAGCAGGAACCCCCATCAACGGTTATGAACTCAACGAATATGGTTTGTTGGCAGCCTACAGTGCATTGGGCGTGTCTAATCGTTGCTATGTTCAGCGTGTGGACATTGATTTGTCTGAACTTACAGCCAGTTTGACAAGACCCACCGGAGCTCCTGACAATGGTACTTTTTGGTTGGACACAGCCGAAACTGTCTGGGGCCTGTTTGAATGGAATCAGACCACAGGTGCCTTTACCAACAAATTGCCCATAGTAATCACAGACGAGACTCAGTTGGAGCCTGGTTTTCAAGTTCCGTTGCAGAGCTTAGGATCCATTGGAGATTATGCTGCGGTAGCAGTGCAAGAATATCCACACAATCCTACCTACTACAAACGCGGTGGCCCTACGTCAACTGAGACTTCCGATACTGCACTCAGTGATCTTTACAACACCTGGGTGTTGCTGGGCAGCAACGAGTGGAAAACAGCCTGGCCCACAGTGGCAGGCACTTTGGCTCCTGTCAGCCTTACAGCCGGCAACAGTATTGTTATCAACGATGTAGAAGTTCTAGTTCCAGTCAGTCCCAACAACACTGTGGATGGTCTAGCTGATGCTATTAATACGGCTGTAATCACAGGTGTTTCGGCCGCAACCATTGGCGGCAAGTTGTACATTTATGCTGATGCCACTGCCAGCAACGATGGCAGCACCGAGGGCAACATTGGCATTGTGTCTATCAACAACGGTGGCGGAACTCCCCTGGCATCGTTGGGTATCACTGCCAACGAATATCTTGCTCCTGACTTTGAACCAGCTTACAGCTACAATGTGCCACGTTGGAGAACCACAGATACCAATCCAGAGCCCACTGGATCAGTTTGGCAAAAAATCAACAATGTGAATCTGGGTGCAAATTTGGTTTTCAAAAGATATGATGCCACACTGGGAACATTTGTACAGCAACCTGTGCCAATTTATTTCACCACAGCACTGGCCATATATGCTTTAGATCCCATCGGCGGCGGCCAAAACATTCCTGCAGGCACAACTGTGGCCAGAACCAACCCCGAGCACACTATTCCATTTACTGCTGGACTAGAAATTTTTGAACGTTATGCGACAGGTCCCATGATATGCACAGGAACAACCACACCTAGTGCCACAGCATTTACTATTGGCAACAAGTTTGCCATACAGGCCACTATTCCGGGCAGTTCAACACTGACTACTCCTGTGACAGTGACTCTCACAGGACAATCACCAGAAAGTTTCTGTACTGATGTCAGTGCGGCCCTGGGACAATCGGCAGCTGGCGCTTATGTTGTAGCATCTATCAACAGTGCCGGCAATATTGTGTTTACTCACAGTGCTGGTGGAGACATAGCATTGAATCCCGTATCAGGATTTGGAACTCCTATCAGCACAGCTGGTTTTATTGTAGGAACTACACCTTTTGTGCGTCAAGGCATAACCGGTCCGTACTGCACATACTTTGTCAGCGACCCTGATTTTACCTATACACCCAGCAACACAGCGCCAGACCAAGAACCAGCCAACGGAATACTATGGTACTACAGTGCCACAAATCAGGCTGATATCATGATTCAAAACAATGGAGCCTGGTTGGGCTACCAAAATGTCAGCAATGATGTGCGTGGCTACAATCTGACACAGACCAATGCAACAGGTCCAATATTCAGTGCCACACCTCCACTGACACAAAATAACACAGCACTGAGTCCTTTGGTATATGGCGATTTATGGATAGATACCAGTGATTTAGAAAACTATCCTAGACTGTATCGTTGGTCAGAAGTTAGCGGTGCAGGTGAGTGGATGTTGATTGACAACGCCGACGGTACCACAGAAAACGGTATCTTGTTTGCAGATGCACGTTGGGCTCCCAACGGAACAACCAACCCAATCAGTGATCCTATTCCCACAATAACCAGTTTGTTGATCAGCAATTATCTGGACGTGGATGCACCAGATCCTGGCCTGTATCCTCAGGGAACTTTGTTGTTTAACACTCGCCGCAGTGGATTCAATGTCAAGAGATTTGAACTGGATCATTTTAACTCATTTGATTATGGAATAGATCTTTACAGTCCTACAACAATTTATGCTTTCAATGATTTTGTACTGTACAATGGCGTAGTTTATGTGGCCTTGTCTGCTACCTCTGGAAATGCACCTACCAATACCGCTTATTGGGCAGCTATTGAGACTAATGCTTGGGTCACAGCCAGCGGTAACAGATCAGATGGCAGTCCATACATGGGACGTCAGTCACAGCGTGCTTTAATTGTACAAGCTCTCAAGGCCGGAATTGATTCCAGTACCGGCATCAGAGAAGAACAACGTCAATTTAATTTGATTGCCTGTCCGCAATACCCTGAGTTGATCACCAATATGATTGCACTCAACAACGAGCGCAACAACACAGCGTTTGTGGTAGGCGACACTCCGTTGCGTTTGAATCCAGCTGAAATTGTGGAATATGCCAATAACTTGACAAGCATCGACACAGCTACGTTGCCAGTTGAGTCAAGTCTGGCCGTGGGCAATGCCTACACTGGCCTGTTCTATCCCAGCTGTCAGACCACAGACCTGTCTGGATCGCCCGTGGTACAACCGCCTAGTCACATGATGGTACGCACTATCATTCGCAGCGACGAAGTGGCCTATCCATGGTTGGCTCCTGCTGGAACCCGTCGTGGTGTCATAGACAATGCCACACAAATTGGCTATATCAATGCAACCACTGGAGAATTTGAATCGATTGGAGTCAACCAAGGACTACGTGACGTCTTGTATGAAAATCGCATCAACCCAATCACGTTTGTTCCTGGAGTAGGTATCACCAACTTTGGTAACAAAACAGCCACCAGTCTTGACACAGCCATGAATCGCATCAACGTGGCTCGTTTGGTAGCATTTATTCGTTCAAGATTAGAATCGATTGCCAAACAGTTCTTGTTTGAACCCAACGATCAAATCACACGCAATGAAATTACCAACGTGATTACCAGTTTGATGATTGATTTGGTAGCCAAGCGCGGTATCTACGACTACCTGGTGGTGTGTGATTTGACCAATAACACACCAGCACGTATCGATCGCAACGAATTGTATGTGGACATTGCAATTGAACCTGTGAAGGCAGTTGAGTTTATCTACATTCCTGTTCGTATCAAGAACACTGGAGAGATTGCTAGCCAATCAGTCTAATGATCAGGCGGACAAAAACCGCCTGATTCAGACAACATAAATAGAGTATATAGGAGAAAGACAAATGGCCGTTTCATCGCTCAGCAGAATGACAGTGCCCTTGGCAAGTGATCAAAGTTCACCAGTACAGGGCTTGTTGATGCCCAAACTCAAGTATCGCTTTAGAGTGATATTTGAAAACTTTGGCGTCAGCACACCACGTACAGAATTGACCAAACAAGTGGTTGATTTTCAACGTCCCAATGTGACTTTTGACAATATTGATTTGCCTATTTACAACAGCACAATCAAGTTGGCTGGCAAATATCAATGGCAAGATATTACCTGTAATCTTCGTGATGATGCTGCAGGTAATGTGTCCAAGTTGGTTGGCGAACAATTGCA